TAGTTGTATAGTCATTGTGTTGTTCTCGTATATTTGCACTCTCCTATTCAAGTCAGAAGTGTGGTACTCTATTTGATAAACATCTGCCCAATCAATCGTTGAGGTTGCGTTCCCCCAATAACTCTCGCTGTATGATTTTCCCCAATTTATTGTATTCGCCATCTTTTTCTTGTCGTTTTAAATATTGCTTTAGTTTTTCAACATTAATCTTTTTCGGTTTATACATCCCCATAATTAAAGAACCCAACCATGAAAGTTAACATCTTTATCAGGGTACATATCCTCATTAGAATTAGAGTTATATTCTGGATATAACGTCTGATTATACGTCATGTAATCAATAAACCTTCTAGTATAAAACTCTGCAGTTTCAGATACCTTATTTGTTAGCATAGCTATCTCTTCCTGTGTTACAGAATCAGCATTCTCACTTCTATGCTTAAACACACCACCGTTAGATACTTGATACATAGCAAACGGAAGATAATTACTTTGTGTAAACCAAATCAACATAGGTTTTATATATGTTGTAAGTAATGTCTTATAAGCAGCATTAGGACCTAAGTTAATCTCATTATCTGTAATTAACTGCTGTAGCTTGTTGTATAAATCTGTTCCTAAATAGTTTTGTATATGCGTATCTTGTGCTACCTCAATAAATTGAATTACCTTGTCGGCATCTAAGTTACCATCTATTATGGATTTTCTCTTTAAGTCTATTACTGTTATAAATAATGCTTTTGCCATAATCTTAACTATTTGGATAAGCTCCTGAGTTCGGCATATCTGCTGGTCTAACAGATACCTCTGAAGGATTATTAGGTTCTACAAATCCGTCTTTTGCTGCTTGATTAACACTAACCTCTGCATCATCAGATACTTTCTTTTTATATACTCTTAACTCCCAGTAATGCTTACAGTTTTTACCACCCTTGTATTTAAACAGAGAATAGTTTCTACCTTTGTGTCCTAGCTTTTTGTTTACACCTCTAAAACTCATCAATCCAATATCTTCTTTTCTAAACACAATATTATCCTGCGTATATAACTCCATTCTCTTACAGAACTCTCTGCTATTAGGAGACTTTCTTACAGGCATATAAGCATACCTTACTTTATATATTCCTCTGTCTTGTTTAGACTTCTTGTTAGGAGCAGACTTAATATCTGCTAAATTATCCAAACTAAAGTCCTTTTCCGAGTCGTTTACCTTTTCGGAATGTATAAGCTTCCAATCGTCAGAGATACGCTCTCCTAGAGCCTCTAATTGCTCTAAAAGGTCATCTCCTTCCTCATCAGTAAAGTCTGTAACTTCCTGTGAGCTTAACTTCTCTCCTGTTTCTTCTTCTCTCTTAACTCTTGTAGAGATGTTGTCTAGCTCTGTAAACTCAATCGGTTGTAGTGTTACAAAGTATAAGTTCAAGTATATCTTGTTAAAGTTTAGTATGTCATTAATACCTTCAATAATTCCTTCTTGGAATGGTCTAATAACAATATTATCCATCAATATAGAAGCAGTTCTTAACTCCTCTGCGTTATTCCCAAACCCTGTATTGTCTTTTATCCCTAATAGAATAGGAGATACAATACCATGTCCTAACATAATCTTTTCTCTGCTCTCATCAGACAAGAACTGATACTGCGCATGAGCATCTGGTAAGTGGATAGGTTCTAGGTCTGCTTTAGTTTCTATAGATTCGTTAAATGCTAAAATAAATTTACCTGCATTAGAACTGCCACTAAATTTATCATATATTTTTCTTTCAATAATCTCTTGAGTTTCCTCATTAGGAATCCCATTGTTAAAGTTTATAAGTAAGCTAGGTTGTAATCCTTGCTTGATGTTGCTTATGTGATAGTTACTTACTTCTTCTTCCAAAGAACAATATTGTAAACATCCATGATAATCAACAGGAGCATAATAATAAAAGCCACTTCTGTAAGGCTTGAATATATATAACTCTGACTTTTCACTTCTACCACCATTTCCAAATGTAGGGATTCTCTTAGGGGTATCGCTTGGCTTTATCTCTGACCATTTAGGATGGTAGTAATAAGCTCTAATTACTCCTTTAGAATCACACTTCTCTGCTCGTAAGCACTCCATAGGAAAGTGTAGTACCTTTATTATTTTCGTTTTAGACTTGTTGTATACTACTTGCATAGCAGCTTGACCTAACATTTTGTAGTCATTGGCTACTCTCTTTACATCTTTAGGTCTAATTAATACATTGAACTTAGCATACATTTCAGGAAAGTCTGCGCTATCTGTAGCTTCTAGTCCTCTACCATACACCATATCAACAATACCGTTAATACATCTACTGTTTGTAGGCGAGCCTAAATATCTTTCAATAAGTATGTCAAAGTAATCGTTGTTCTCGCCATAAGCAATCCACTTCTTACTATAGACTTCTTTCACTTCTGGTATCTCGTAGCCAGATAAGTTTACTACTCTTATTGAGTTATTTTTTTCTTTATTAGTCATTTAGTATAATATATTCGTTATCACTAGAAGAACCAACGTATGGGTCATATTCATTGTCATTGATTGTATGAATAGCTTTGTTATCATAAGGAACATCTGAATCTGCTAACACCATAACTCTATCTCTATAAACTAATTTACCTGTTGTGAAATTAGTTACTGTCATAAAATAATTAAAGTTCTTTCTAAACCTGTTGCCTGTTGTAGTAACATTTAGAGCTAAATAATTATCGTATTTAACACTTTGATTATTTAACGTACTAGAGCCATCATTAGTCTCTTCTTCTACAAACTTAACACTTAGCTTGCCTGCTAATACTCTAACATTGCCAAATTCATCTGTATCGTATTCTACGTTACTGTTTCTTGGAATTATGTTAAAGGTTTGTGTATCTGCTGCATTAATAATTATCATACTATGATAACGTAAAAACTATTTTTTGTTTTATAATAAAAAAGGGTAGACCTAAATCTACCCTTTTTAAATGAATAATAATAAAGGAAGTATTATTCGTTGCTCATAGTTGCAGACTGAACATCAAATCCAGCAGTAACTCCTGCTCCAACTAAAGTGTTTAGAACAAATAGAGCTGGTAAAACTTCTTTACCCTCGAAAGAAATTGTATAACCATATAAATCACCCATAGCACCACCAGTAGATGTATTCACAGATACTTCTACTCCGTTTTGTGCGCCAGCAATTCTAAATTTACCATTGAAGTCTTCAATAATAATATGAGGTCTACCGTAAGATAATAACTTTAACTGCATCATAGTCTCAGCATTCTGAGCCTTAATAACAAAACTTCCTGATTGCATAAAGAAAGATGTTCCGTTGTCTCTTGAGTTTTCATTAGTCTCTTCAAACGTATTGTTGTCTCCTCTTACTTCAAATTTGTACACATCTACTCCAGCGCTTAACGTATCTACTTGACCGTTAAATGCAGCAGCAGTCGGAGCTACAGAAGCAGAATCAGCCATACCAGCATACATAGCAGAGCTATAGTTAGCAATGTATAAATTTTTTATACCACCTACGGATTCTTTACATGCTTCTAATCTCCCTTTTGATATATCACAAGCCATAATTTAATTGTTTTTATTAAAAAAGGGTAGGTAGAACTTCCACCCACCCTGTTTTATGTTAATACTTAGTTATTTATTATGAATAAAGAACGATTTCCGAACCTAATCCGTATTGTACACCTGCTGTATATCTCATAACGATTCTTACGTTTTGAGAACCATCAATGTCAGCCATATCAATAACCTTAACTTCATTGTGGTCTGATAATAAACCAGTACCGAAATATAAGTTAGATTTTTGAGCAGCCATCATTCTGTTGTCAGCTAATCCAGTTGCAACGAATACTTTTACTCCGTCAAAAGTTAAAGCTCCATTGTTCCACCATTGTGTACCTTGACTGTTTGTACCTGCAGCACCTAATCCATTAGCACCAAATCCACCTAAAGCTCTTACATAAGCTCTAGCTATATTAGAAGATACATAAAGATATAAGTCTTCTTTTCCATAGATAGTAGAAGGAATTGCATCTACTACAGCGCCCATTTGTGCAATAACATTAGCAGCAGTTACAGTTGCAGCAGATACGTCAATAACGTCTGAATCTGCAGCAGCTAGAGTAACGAAACCATCAAACTCACCAGCAGTAGCGTTAGCACCACCCCAGATAGTTTGCTCAGTTTTCTCAGCTACTTTTGCGATTACATGAGCTAACAAGAAATCTTGGAAGTTTTTAGGTAATGTGTCAAATGCAGAATATCCCATAGATACAGCTTCCCAATCTGAGATAAAGTCTTGCTTACATAACTGTAAGTTTACTTGGAATTCTTCTGGCTGAATGATTCTTTCTGTTAATGTAACAGAAGAAGTAGCAGCAAAATCACAAGAAGCGTTAGCAACTAGGTCTCCAGTAGCTAATTTCTTAATGACTTCTTTAAATTTAATGTTTGGTTTTACTTCGATTCCACCATTATCAATAGTAGAAGAAGAAAGAAGAGCTGCAGCGATATACTTGCCAGCAAATTCTCCTGCGTAAGTACTTGTTATACTTGTTGTTGTTGCCATAATTAATTAATTAATTGTTAAATAATTTGTTAAATACTCTTTGTTGTGTCGTCATAGGACGATTTTGAGAATATAAATTCATTGGTTTAGAATCTACTTCTGCTTCAGGTGAATGTGAAATTGCTTCAGCCTCTTCAGATAATTCAACTTTGTCTGAACTTAACTCTGCTGGTGCATCACTAGCTTCTTCTTTGCCAATGCTGTCCATCATTTGCTCATACATAGCTTTAAACTCAGCTACTACTTTGTTTAATTCTTCTTTAGTAGCATACATTTCCTCTGGAGCTTCTTCAACCATTTCTTTTTCATAGTCTTCTTCAGCTAATTCTTCCGTAGAATTTTCTTCTACTGTTTCTTCTTGAGCAAGCTCTACCTGCTCTTCTGCAACTTCCTCTTTCACTTCAGCAGAAAGCTCCTCTTGTACTGGAGTCTCTTCTTCAGCTTCTACAGAAAGTAATACATTTTTGAATTTGTCAATAATTTCTGTTGCTTTCATAAATAATTATTTAATTTGATAACGATTAATAAAATATCTGTTTCATTTTCAAGATTACGGAGTTGTGCCTTGTCCTGTTAAAGCTCCGATACCTTGTGCTTGTAAACTTCCATCACAGCATTTACTGCTATAAGTTCCGTCTTTGCATAAACAGCCTCTCTTTTTTCCTGTTGGACTAGTCCTACTTGGTGTTTTTTTCATCTTCCTTGTCCTTTGTATTTTTTCTTATAGCCTTTTCTTCCTACACTAGCATTCTTGCTATGAGGATGAGACTTTCTCTTTTTCTGTCTATATGTGCTTGCTACTTTTTTTCTCATTATTTTGACGATTTAGGATGTTTTTTTGGTAATAAATCATAGTCAGTAGTATACTTAGCGTTTTGTGGTCTACCGTTTTTTATTAGATACAAGAAAGCATTTACTCTTGCAAAAGCCCATTGAGATGGACTCTTTACATTTGGACTATGTGATGTGTTGAAAGCTCCTAAACCTCTTTGAAATACACTAGCTAGCATACCTACAGTAACACCATAACCTAGCTTCTCTTTGTATCTCTTGTTAAAGTCATTTGCCTTTTTTGTTAAAGTAGCTCTGTCTTTTGCAGATACCTTAGCACCTGTTTTACCCTTCGCACTACCTCCTGCGCTTCCTTTGCCTTTTGGATTTTTATTAGGTGTATCTGACTTTGGAGCTTTAGGTGATTTTCTTATACCACCTTTAGGTCCTACCTCTGCCATAGAATGCTGTTCACAAGGCATATACCATTTTTCATCCTCCATCTCATGTATGTGAAAACCCTTACAACCTATATCTTTTGCTCCTTTTTCAGCTCTTTCTTGAGAATTATAAGCTAGTCTTCCGTTTATAATTGCATACTCATCAGAAACTCTAACAAAGTCTTTTGCTAATTTTTTCTTATCTATTTGCTTTAATTTACTTATAGCCCAGTTTACACCAGAGCTACCACCCCAAGCATCCCACATTAAACCACCACACCCTTCTGAGTAAGGTACGTCTTTGTTTTGTTGGTGTCTCTTAAAGCTTGCCATTCTAGCTATTGTTGAACGAGATATACTAGCACCTGATGCTAATTGTGAAGCTCTTCTCCATCCCACAGGTGTTCCACAACTACTACCATTTTCTTCTTTATACTTCAAAGCTCTTCTTGCGTTGTTTCTTGCTGATTGTGGATAGTCAGAATAGCTTTCAAGCTGTACATCTTGTATTTCTAAAATAATGTCTTCAAGGTCAAACATCTTAGCAAGCGCCTCTAACTCTTCAGAATCTATTTCTTCTTTTACGCTTTCTCTAGGTCTTTCGTCAAGTTTGTCTGTAAAAAAACCCTCAATGCTAAAACCTTTTACTTTGCCCTCTTTTACAAACTCTTCCCATATCTGGTCGTTGTTTACCTTAACAGAAACCATCCAAGTTCCTACAGGTAAATTAAAGCCATACTTTGCAGACTTGTCTTTTTCTTCATCTTCTATAATCCAGCTCTCTACTACACTTAATCCTTTTAATTCTACATCATGCTCTAATGTTGAGTTGTTTTGCTTACCTTTAGATAGAAATAGTTCAGATGCTTTTCTGACAGTATCTTTAGAGAAATAGATAAAGTATTCTTTATCGCCACTCTTTCTAAATATCTTTTTATCAGGAACTAATGCAGCTCCCATTAAGATTCTTTTCTCAGCATCTACTTCTGCTAATTGTATTGTTTGTTCTTTTAGAGCAATAAAATCTTCTTCTATTGCTGGATATTCTACTATAGAAATTGCTTCTATACCAGAAAAATCATTCTCTTCGTCTATAAATAGTTCTATAATATCTTGTTCCATAATTTGATAACGATTTTTATATTATTTGTTTTATATTAATCACCAAGTGATGCTCCAGTTTCTATTTGTAAGTCTAATTCTTGTTGTGATGTAATCTGACTACTTACTACATAAGCTTGTATAGGTTCTTGGAATTGTGCGCCTACTGCTTCTGCTAATTGATTAGTTCCTGTCGTTCCTACTAAATTAAAATCAAAAGTTCTTCCACCACCTTCACCACCTCCAGCTCTTCCAACACCAGAAGGTGCTGTCCTAGATGTTAAAGTAGTTGCTAATATGTTTGCTATTGCTATACCTGCTCCAATATTGTTTCTACTTATTCTTTTTGCTGCACCTGCCTGTGCTTCTAAGGCTTTACCTTCATAAAATGCTAATGCAGCAGGATTTAAAGCGTTTACTGCTGCTGCTGCTTTATAAAATCCGACTTCAGTTGCGCTAGCAGATAGTATCTCTGCGTTAGCTTTTTGTGCTTCTATAACGACTCCTGCTATAGCTGCTCCTTTTTGCACTACTAAGCCTACCTTTGCAAGCTCTTCACTTTCTTTACCTAAAGTAGAAAACACTTGACCAATACCAGAAACAAAATCTACATACTCTAGCTGTGCTTGTCTTCTTAAATCTAATAGCATCATCTCATGCTCAAACTCTTGGTCTTGCAAGTCCATTCTCATTATAGCGATTTCATGTTCTGCTTCTAGTCTCTCAATAATACCTTCTTTTAATGCAGAAGCCATTAATTCTTGATGAGCTATTTCCTCTTCTAACAATCTCATGTTACCTTCTGAGGCTCTTATCGCAGCCTCATCACCAAGAGCTGATATGGATTCAAAAAATCTAGTCCTTTGCTCTATATTTAATTGCATTGCTCTTTCAAACAAGTCTTCTCCGATTAGTTGCGCCACAGGGTCATCTTTACCCCCTTTTGTAGGTCTTGTTTTTTTAGTAGTTGTTTCTTTAAACATCAAGCTTATTAAATCTTCACTTTCAGCTACATCAAACAATGTTAATATTTCTGTTTCTAATTCTTTGATTAATTCTAGATTTTCTTCTTGCGCTTTTTGAGCTTTACCTAAAGATATATCTGCAGAAGTAGCGTATTGAGCAACATAAACTGAAGCTCCTTGAAAAGCATTTTTTGTCGCTTTATCTCTAGCCTTTGTAGCCTCTATATTTTTTTCTGCAACATCTGTATCTAATTCCATTTGCTTTGTCTGCAGACTTAACATCTCCCCATATTTTTCCTCAAACAATTTACTTAATGCACTAGCTTTTGCTAGTCTACCTAAAGCATCTATTCTGTCATCAATAGCTATAACACTGTCATCAGTTAATTGATTATTAGAGTCTAATTGTAAGTTTAAATCTCTATATTGCTTGTTAGCAGCCTGAACAGCTTTGTTAGCTTGTTCTTGAGTAAGATTGTTTCTCTTTAATGAATCTCTTAATATTTTTAAATTAGTCGCAGCACTACCTTCTGCGCCTGCTAAAGCATCACTAAAATCATCTGTAACTTCTGTAGCCTTTTCTGTGGTCATAGACCATCTTTCTAAAGCAGCAATAGCTCCCTGAAAAAGAAGTATAACTCCTAGAGGACCCATAAGAGCTTGACCTATATTTTTAAGACCACCTAATAAAGTTCCTGCTTGCTTTGTAGTATATATAAAGTTAGTTGCTAATTGAGAAAGGTTGTTAGCCATACCTCTAATACCGTAGTTAGAGTCAGATACAGCTCTACCAAGTTCTAGTACAGTTGCAGATGCAGCTCCTGTTGCAGCAGAAGCACCTTGCGCACCTTGTTGCATCCTGTTTAGTTCATGATTTAATTCCTTAAAACTTTTTTGTACACCATCTACTTGTATTTTGGCTTCTTTGCCTTTTACATCTATTATTATAGTTTTTCTTGTAGTCGAGTTAGTTGCCATTATCTATTTCGTTTTATTGCGTTTTTAAATTCTTTCCAATTAGTAGGAGCTAAATATTTACCTTTGGCTATTTTTATATCCT